GAATCTTCAGTTTGAATGAAGCGCCTTCCCAGAAATCAAAGGGATTTACAGGGGTCTCATCAGCAAACTGTGGTTGCATCACATCCATCATCTTATCAAAGATTTTCTTACCAAAGGTGTACAGGAAGACTTTGCCTTCGTTCTGTGGGTTAGCCGGGTCAGATTCGACCAGAACATTTGACACATAGTGAAGTCGACGCTTCTGAGTACGAGCAGTCTCTTTGTCTGATTCTACACCAGAGTTCCAGAGACGAGAGTTGTATTCGCCAACAGGATCTTGCTGACCAATCGAAGTCAGAGACTTTTCGATATACCACTGACCAGTTGGACCTTTGAATCCGTGATCCCAGTATCGAACCCATGGGAGTTCATTACCTTCGGGAGCAGGTAGAAAACGCAGAACAGCGTACCCATTACCTGCTTTATCAACAGTGGGTTTCCACTGTCGCTCGTCAACATAGGACTTCTTATCAGTGGGTGCGTCACCTGCGCTTGCGGCAGAGACGAGATCAGAGATAGAGTTGCGATTACGCTTGAGGTTTGAAAACGACATATATATTTCCTTGTATGTTTTGTATGTTTTGTATTACAGATTATCCACGTTATACATTATATAAGAATAGCATTATACTATAAAAAAAATGAAAAGTCAATCGTTATTTATTCGAAAGACAATTCGTTACCCCGAGGAATGAAATTCAATTTCATTGCCTCTGCTTCGATCTTACTCCTAATTGGTCCTGAAATGTATTTCTTCACATCTTCTTCATCAAGTTTGTTTTTCTCACAGAAGTACAACACAGCATCAATGTAACTAAGATTTTTATAACGAACAATCTCCTCGATGCTTTTCGAAAACTTGTTCTTGTTCATCATCATACCACTAATAGTCATTCTAACTCCTTAGACCAGATTTGTCCTACGTCCTTATAAAATACACCAACGGTTCGTTTAATTAAACCATCTTTATCGAATGCTGGTGCGATACACAAATAGTTGACTTTATTCTCTCGAAGTTCACCATAGTGTGAATCGAGCCATACACCAGACTTCAAATACATCTGAATGTTGTAAACATATGTTTGGGCGATTACCTCCTCTTTTGTGGGCGTTTCATTTTTCTTAAAAGACGCAGCATACTTTTTCCAATGTTCAAGCCACTCCTTAACTTTTGTGACATGAAGAGGATGATCGTCATCTAGGTCATCTAAACTTGAGTGAATTGGTGGGTTATACGTCATTGTCTCACGAAGTTTCTCAACACGATTTATCATCGACAACAGTTGGGTCTTAAACTGACCTTTTATCTTTTCGGGCATGTAACCAAGTCTATATGCTTTCCACCCGTGTTTACAAATTGTTGAAAGATACACGTCTGGTACACGGATCATTTCACTGTACAAATCCCAACCACTATGATCACGTACCCACTTCTTTGATGAATGTAGGTATTCTTTGTTACTCACTTCCATATGAACAAAATACTCACAATCTCGCCACGCTTTAAGACGATCTTCTTCTGTCTCTGCCGCTTGGAGTTTCTTCCAATCTGGGGCTGGAGTTATAGTCTTTTTTTCTTTAGGTGTAAACTTTTTAACTCTGGGCGCCATCTTTATCTCCCGTTTTCTTTTTCACAACCTTTTTGTCTTTGTTGAAGATCTTATTCCAGTTACTATCAAACGTCTTCGGGTCCACTGAAATTGGTCTCGGTTTGCTTCCCTTTCCGTTCATACTCTTTCCACCATTCTGGAGCCTCTCGTTTAGTCCACTTAGCGAATGATCGCTTGTCTTCCCAATAGAACTGTCTGTATGAAGTCATTGAATCACCTTCGACAATACATTGGGGATATTGTGACATTGCTGGTGTTGGTTCTGTGAACCCTTTGCTTTCTAATTTCGAAGGAGGGAGTAGTAGAAAATACTCTAACTTTCGATACGATTCATGTACACGCCCATAACGATGTTCATACTCATGCGCCAACTCGAACCAAAGAGAATGTAACCAATTGTAATTATCAGCAGATTCTCTTACCCATATTGTAGATGGATGATTTACATGACACGCTTTGTACAAGGTGTGATTCATAACACTATCTGGATGAAAATACCTCTGGACTTTTCGACCACTTGTTGATCGACCGTACCAAAAGTCACCATCTATTACTCGATGAGTAGTAGACAGAAGCTGGGCATATTCGACCGTCATCTTACACACATGAGCATCACAGTGATCTTTTGCGCAAAGGAAAGGGTCTTTGTTTAGATAAAATATATTCATTTTTTACCCCATATTTTTTATAGCAATCTTGTACACCTCACCAAGGATAGCCTTCTCATGATGTGAAAGACTATTATACAACTTTTTATCTTTACGTGCAAGCTTTTTTATTTTGCGCATCATTTTTGCTTTCTTTGCGTTCATATAATAATACCGCTTGTAGATTTTCGATATTCGCGTTCAACTTCGGTTGCGGTCTTAATTACAAACGCAACTGTCCCCTTATTGAATCTGACTTCGTCGGGTTCCTGTATCCCAGTCATGCATACAGCAGGGATAAACGCAACGCCGCTTTCAGTTTGAGTCAACAGTCGAGGATCAGCAATCACGTATTGTTCAGATGTTTCTTCAACAAACTTGCCTACAAACTCACCGGTCAGTGTCACGATCGACACAATATCATTTTTATTCATTTAACTTCTCCATCAATTGCTTTGGCGATATCGGGGAAATGTTGTTTGATAATCTCCCAACATTGTTCTGCTACTTCCATATGTTCTTTCTGTGTACCATTACTTCTTCGAAGATCACAGTAATGCAACCAAGATCGAAGTGTGCCAGACATGTACAGAGTAGTCTGAGTGTTTCCTTCGGGCAACACTGCTCGGGCTTGTTCTTTCGCAATACCATTTTCAAGTGCCCACTTATATACCTCTTTGCTCTTGTTGATAACTTCACGTTGTTTCATGTTCCAGTTTTCAACTAACCGATCATCATCATTCGTGATCTCGATTGAGTTCTGCCTGTTCTTAGGGTCTTGTAATCTTGCCTCTCTTGGAACAAAATCTTCACTCACAGCATAACGCTGACTAAATTCTTGGAACGAGAACGACCGATGTCTTATGATCTGTCGTGAGATATCACGGGTTGTTTGAATCTCTAAGGTCATTGATACCATTTCAAATGGAGACCAATGATTCTCTCGAATAAGATACTTCAGAAGTTTCGCCGAAGTAACCGCATTGTTTTGATTGCCTGGGTTACTCACCCTTGCAGAATACGCAATCAAATCGTTTGCGGTATTACATCCAGTTGATGCTGACGGTTTTGTCAATCCTACCAATGACACTTTGCTCATTTTCACGCCTTTTATTGTACCCAAGTAACACTATACTTAGGTGGTTTATTATCACAGGTATAATTATTCTCTTCGATAAAGTTAATCACGTCAACACACTTACCGGATGAAGTACTTATAAGAACTTCTGGCCGATTAAGAGCATCAACAAGCACCAAGACCAAGCCAAGGTACATAAGCACTCCAACAGCAAGGGCAACAAATACCTCTCTCGGGTTACCATAACGTTTTTCATTTTCCATAATCAAACCTTCTTCAAGTATTCATCCAATTCACTCACATTCTCTTTCGCTAAGTTTAACGCAATTTCAAGCACCGTTTCACTATTTCCTTCGGCTGCTGAAATCAACGTCTTGAGTACAGAGTTGGCGACCGCGAGATTTGATCTTGCGTCTGAGTAGGATAAAAAGTAATCATCATACACCATTTTATATCTCCTTCATTATCGATAAAAAAATCGATGAGTCACGCCACGTAGCAATAATTAGCAATTTTCGCAAGCGTGAACTCATCGTAAAACCCCTCTTAACGAGATACTAACCGATCAAACTCTCTTTCTGACATGACAGCATCACCGAATGATCGTCTCTTCGCAACATACTCGGCATAAGGGCTGTATCCACCAGCACGAATTCTGCGAGACTTACCACCACCCATCAGAAAGTTTGCGTTGAGATACGCCTTCTCACCTTCGAATCGAGCAAAGTAAGGGTCTAACTCAACCAACACCCAGTCACTCATAGTCTTTTTACACGCCGTGTTCTTGCGAGTGTCGATTCGGGTAATCTCACCTTCAAGATAACCAGCAGCAGATTTCCAACCAAACGTCTCACCAACAACAGCAACATCAAATGCTTTATAGTTAATCATTATACAGTCCTCACAACGTAAGCGGGTTTACTAGGGTCTAATCTCAAAGAAACATCTTTCACTTCCCACGCAGCCTCAAACTCGGCAAACCCTTCTGCCATTCGAGGGTTGCACAAGGTCTCGTCTTTTCTCAATGCAGTCCACAAGGTCTCAGGCAAGACGTGGTGACGTGTTGCACGACGAGCAGCAACGTACTCGGCATAAGTCTCATAAGATGCAGCAGTCTTTGTCATTTTTTCCATCTTTAGGTCTCTCTCTTCTCGTTGATTACATAGTAATTATACAGTAGATGATGTGAAAACACAAGCGATAAGTTACTGATTTATAAGAAGAAATATAAAGAAAAAAACCCCCGATAAATCAATGACTTGCGAGGGTAAAAAAGGAAGTTTTTTTATTTTTTTACATGATATATTTTCAAGTTGTTATGATTTAACTTGAATTTTATTCAAGATACATCTCCTAATGTCTCGGCCGCATCCATGTCGAACATATATTCAGATTTTCTCTGGTACAAAGTTCTGGACGTAGGATTGTATAAAACCGGTTCATTAAAACTGTGGATCGAACCGACGGCGGGTAAAAATCCATAGACCTTAATGTTAGAAATGCAACCTTTAGTAACGATATTGGCGTTTGTGATCATCTGTTCAAATTTATCAATGTTAGAGACTGCAACATTGTGATAACTCGACTCTGGATCGCCACCCGTTAGAGTACTTGTGTGGAATACAACACGAATCTCTTTTTCTGGGTTTGCGGCTGCAACGGAAAGAGCACTTGTAAACACCTTAGAAACCGTCGATGCGGCTTTACACATGTAAATAATTTTATCACTGTCTTGCAGTTTAAAGTTACGCATATAACTTTCGATACGGAACGCAGCCTTCACATCAGAGGACCATGAAGCAACAACAGATGTTGGGTTATAATTGTTATAAACACCATAAGCGATGTTATACCGTGGTGTGTCCGAGAACCTAGAACCAATTACACTGACTCGTTTGATCAGTGCATCGAGGTCATAAGGACTGAC